TCAGTTAGACCATTCTAAACCGTTTGTTTTTTACGCAACACTTCAAAAATGGGGAGTTCCAAATAGAAACGGTAGAGTATACCCTGAAAAAATATTAAAAAGAGAGGCTGAAAAATATCAAGAGGTCATTAAAAAAGGAATGTCAATTTCTGAATTAAATCACCCCGAATCTTCTTTAGTGGATTTAGATAGAGTTTCTCACCTTATAACTGAAACGTGGTGGGAAGGAAATGTATTGATGGGAAAAATTAAATTATTAACAAGTCCCGGTTTTCACGAAAGAGGAATTGTAACATCTAAGGGAGATGTTGCAGCAAATCTTATGAGACAAGGAGTCACTATGGGAGTATCTTCTCGTGGGGTCGGGTCTTTAGTAAAAAAAGGAGACCAAAATGAGGTACAGGAGGATTTTGAATTAATTTGTTTTGACCTTGTATCATCACCATCTACACCAGGAGCTTATCTTTATTTGAACGCTGAAGATAGACCAAGATATGAAGAAAAATTGGCAGAACATGATAATACTTCAGTTAGTGGTGGTGGATTAGAAAAATCTGTTGACTTAATGAAAAGATTGTCCGATTATTTAGGAAAGTAAAAAAATTAAATTATGGACGAAAAGTATTTTGTAGCAAAAATCACAACTGATATGGTTGATGACAACACAGGTAAAATCAAAAAAATGAGAGAAGAAAAATTGGTTAAAGGTTTTTCACCAACAGACGTTGAGGCTAAAGTAACTAAAGCTTATGAAAGTTACTCAATGGATTGGAGAATCACTGCAATAGTTGAAAGTAAAATTGACGAAGTTATTGAATAAAAAAATTCTTAACATTTTTATAAAGGTCCCCAAAAGGGACCTTTTTTATTTTTTAACGGTTTTTCATATAAAAAACAAACTTTTTGGAATATAGATATATTTATTATAAAAATAAACGCAAAATTATATGCTTTTTTAAATGAGTAACAGAAAATCAGAATCGTTAGTAGAGGAGGCTTTATTACAAATGAAGTCTATCGAAGAGGCGATTAGTGAAAATGCAAAAGGAATACTTGCTTCAACCATGAAACAAGAAATCGGCGAATTAGTAAGGGAATCTATAATGGGTTCCAAAAAATCCTTAAAAGAACAAGCACAAGGTGGTGAACAACCACAAGGTTCAGAAGAAGAAGGAGAAGAAGTAGAAGTATCAGGTGAAGAGGAAGTGGAAGCACTACCGGCACCAAGTACTGATAATGGTATGGAAGGAGCTCCTGAAGGTCCAACTGAAGAACTACCTCCACTTGATATGACAAAATCACCAATGTCCGACGTTATGAAAGTTTTCAAAGCGATGGGAGATGAGGACGGTTTTATCATTCAAAAAGATGGAAACTATGTTCACTTGAAAGACGGTAAAGCAAATACCGAATATCTAATCAGTATGGAAGTTGACGAACCTGAAATGCCAACAGAACAACCTGTCGAAAACATGGCTGAAAATACAACATATGAGTTGGTTTTTGAAGACGATTCGATGTCGAATGAAATGGACTATAACGAAGATATGGGCATGGATGAAACGTACATGGATGAAATGGACTATAACGAAGAAATGGGCATGGATGAAACGTACATGGATGAAATGGACTATAACGAAGAAATGGGCATGGATGAAACGTACATGGATGAAATGGACTATAACGAAGATATGGGCATGGATGAAGAAGTTTATGAAATCGACCAAGAATCACTTGAAAATGTTGTTGAGGCGTTTAAAGCGAAAGGTAAAATTGGAAAACTTAAAACCAATATTTATCCTTCAAAATTGAAACACGGTGTTACTGAAACAGGCGAAGATGAAATTTCAGACGGATGGATGGACGAAGAGGAAGATGATGACGTTGAAGCAACTGAAGCTGCTAGAACTTATGGAAATGGTTCTAAAAAAGGTAGAGGTTTAAGAAAGGGAATCACACCAAACAGAAATTTAACGTTTGAATCTCGTGAATTGGAATCTTTAAGAGAAAAAAATGAAGAGTATAGAAAAGCATTAGACTTTTTTAGAAATAAATTAAATGAAGTTGCAATTTTCAATTCTAATTTGGCTTACGCTACTAGATTGTTTACAGAACACTCAACAACAAAACAAGAAAAAATCAACATCTTAAGAAGATTTGACACTGTTGAATCTTTGAAAGAATCAAAATCACTTTACAGAACAATCAAAGAAGAAATTGGTGAGTCACCAAGTTCTATGATGAACGAATCAATTGCACAAAAAGTTGTTAAAACTCCAAGTAATGGTTCAGCATCAAACTTGATTGAATCTAAAGCTTATGAAAATCCTCAATTTATGAGAATGAAGGATTTAATGAACAAAATAAAATAAAAAATAAAAATAAACTCTAAAAAAAATTAAAAAATGGGAGCATTATTAGAATCAGGTCTTGTTGGTAACATCGGGTTAAAACACCTTAAAGTTATCAAAGAAGATACAATTAACAAATGGGATAGATTAGGATTCCTAGACGGTCTTAAAGGACACATCAAAGAGAACATGGCACAGTTATATGAAAACCAAGCGTCTCACCTAATTAACGAAGCTGCGTCTTCAGATAGTTCAGGTTCTTTCGAAACTGTAGTTTTCCCTATCGTTAGACGTGTATTCTCTAAATTATTGGCTAATGATTTAGTATCGGTACAAGCAATGAACTTACCTATCGGTAAATTGTTCTACTTTATCCCTAAAATCCAAGGATATTCTGGTGGTGTTATTACAAACACTGTAGGAGTTGTTTCAGGTGACCATTATGCACCTATTGGTTCGCCAAGTAACCCGTCCACTAACACACAAGCTGGATACTCAACAGGAACTGGTGACTACAATTCAACGTACCAAAAAAATCTTTATGATTTATTTTATGAAGGAGCAGAACCAGGATTAAACCCAGCAGGTTTGTTTGATTACTCAAAAGGTCAATTCGTAACTGTAACAGGTTTTACACCTACAGTTGCTTGGTCTGGCGGAGCATTAGTTGCTTCAGCTTATACAACATCTAGTAACTTAGAATACAGAAAAATCTTAGTTGCATTATCTGGATTTACAAATGCTGGTCTTGGAAAACTTATTGGACCTGATGGACAAGAAATGGATACAGAATCCTTCTTATCTAATCTTGTACTTTATACTCCAAATTCTACAGCGGCTTCAAACCTTGGTACGTCTACTTTCACACCACTACTTTATAGAGTTGTTACTCAGAAGTATGGACAAGGAATCGTAGGACCTACTTCAACTTTAACACAAGCCCCTTTTGGTACATCATCTACAGGTGGTAATGGTGGTTACTATGACAACGTTTGTTCTCAAACAGGATTTATCTACTTAGAAATCGACGCACAAGTACCCGTATGTGTTTCTTGTACTAACGCAGCTACAATCGACGGATATTCAGGAGCAACTTTAACCGCATCTTCTTGGTCAGGAACTCAAGGTAACACAATTATTATGGCCGCTTGGAGACGTTACAAAGAATTAGAATTTGAAGACCAAATTGGTGAGGTTTCTTTTGACCTTGAGTCAGTTACTGTATCAGTTACAGAAAGAAAACTAAGAGCACAATGGTCTCCTGAATTGGCACAAGACGTTTCTGCATTCCATAACATCGACGCTGAGGCTGAATTAACAGCTTTATTATCTGAGCAAGTGGCTGCAGAGATTGACCGTGAAATTCTTCGTGACTTACGTAAAGGAGCGGCTTGGAACTTACGTTGGGATTACAACGGATGGAGAAGATTGTCTAACACAACTTCTTATACTCAAAAAGACTGGAACCAAACTTTAATTACGGCAATCAACCAATTGTCTGCACAAATCCACAAATCTACTTTGAGAGGTGGAGCAAACTGGATTGTTGTTTCTTCTGAGGTTTCTGCAATCTTTGATGACTTAGAATACTTCCACGTATCTAACGCATCTCCTGAGCAAGACCAATACAATATGGGTATTGAAAGAGTTGGTACATTAGCAGGTCGTTACCAAGTATACCGTGACCCTTACTTCCCAGCAAACCAAGTATTGTTAGGACACAAAGGAACGTCATTGTTAGATACAGGTTACGTTTACGCACCATATGTACCTCTACAATTAACACCTACAATGTACAACCCATTCAACTTTACACCTATCAAAGGTATTATGACAAGATACGCTAAGAAAATGGTTAATAACCGTTTCTACGGACGTATCACAGTTGATGGAGTTCGTTCATTTGACTTAAACGAATTGAGATAATCAATTTAAAGGTTAATATAAGAAAAAGGTCAGATTAATCTGACCTTTTTTTATTAAACAAATATTTATTAATATGATTAAAAAAATTGTAAAGAAAATATTATTAGAGGCCAGTACAAGTAGATATGGAGGTTATTATAATGGCCCTCTCACAATGGGTGAAATGGATTGGGATGATGATGAACTTGGCCCATTTACTAAAAAAGTATCAAAATATTACAATGCTGATTTAGAATATGATAGTTACGACGGTTCTATGGAATCAAGTAAAAATAAAATTAAAAGATTAGAACAAAAATCAAAAAAAATAAATAAATATAATAAAACACATACACGTCCTAGTGATGAAGAAGGCGGTCCAATCAATCCTACACCAGGTAGAAACAAAAAAATAGTACCCATAAAAGAATGGGTAGAATTAGATAAAATTACACTTAATGAAGATTTGGCCGTATGGTTTGGTAAAAAGAAAAAACCAAAAGGTTCATCCCAACCAAAAGGTCCATGGGTTAATATTTGTAGAAAAGTCGACGGTAAACATCCTCCTTGTGGTAGACCTGATACAAATAAAGGGGCATACCCAAAATGTAGAGCAGCTGGAGTTGCGGGTAAAATGAGTGATTCAGAAAAAAGAGCGGCTTGTCAACAAAAAAGAAAGGCGGAGTCCAAAGACACACAAACAGGTAAAGGTCAAAAACCTATTATGACTTCATACAAACCAAAAAAGAAAAGGACCCAAAATGAGTCCTTAGATATTATTATTAATCGTATATTGAATAATATTTAACAATAAGGTGGTGAACACCTTTTTTTACCGTCTAACCCTTTTACTTTACCTTTACATACTTGTATTGCGTGGCCATTTGCGTAAGCTGAGGGGTACACGTCATACTTTGCCTTTGCAGATGCCTTACCACGAGCACATAATTTAGTTCCGGTTTTTTTTCTACCTTCTGACATCATTATATCTTCGTTGTCAAAATTCATAGACATGTTCATATTGTCTTTTTTAGTTTCATTCATTAAAAAGTCAAATACTTGGTCCATGTTATTTTTTGCTTCGGCAATATGGTCTTGAGCCCAATCGTGACCATTTTCTAAAATGTTTTCTATCATAGAATGGTCCATCTCTAACAACATATCACATTGTCTTCTCATTTGTTGTAAATTAGAAAAGAACATATATCTTGAAGAATTTTCTTCTTGTGTCTCTCTAATTACTTTTTTAATAATATAATCTAAATTTTTCATTTTTTTAAGAATTTAATCCGTTAAATCCACCAATAGTTACCATATTCAACTGAACAACAGTTCCTCCTGTTACATCACTATAATTAGGGTGTGGTGGTTTCACAACAACAACAGAACTCCCTGTTCCTCCTGTTGTACATATATATTCACATATTGTGACTTCGGTATTTGCGCTTGTAGTTGCCATTTTATTTTATAAATATACGTTTATTTTTTATTTACAATTTGAAACTGTAATTCTCTTTTATAAGTATCAACATTTCTATCACTTACAACTTTAATATCAACAAAATATTCATTTGGTATTTTATCTGTGGTGTCAAAAATAAAATAAAACCCATCAGGAACTTCATTGACTCTTGTCCAATCTTGTACTTGAACCTCAGTACTTGCACCTTCTCTTACATAAATTCTATAATATGCCTCTACTGTTGTTAGTGGTGTGTTTGTTGAATACGCTTGTTTTATAATTACGTTGACTTTTCTTATATCAGTATTTAATACTTTTTCGTTTTGTCTAATCCCATTAAATTCGAAACCATAAATTTTTGGTTGTTGAGTAACAGAACCTATTTGGAAGTTTCCATTTTTAGCCAATAATGCAAATTCTAAAGTCACGTTAGAAATTGACGTAGAACTTACTGACAATCCCTTCCAAACATCATAATATAAACAAGGTATTGTCGATGCTGTTAGATTGTTTACCGAACACTTGTAAACTCCTTTAGTTACTTGGCAAGTAGATAATCCCGTAAACCCTGGTACTGCAACACCATTCAAGTCAAATATATCAACCGTTGGTAAATTATCTAAATTAACAGCATTTCCGTTTTCATACACATACAAATACAATTCATTATTATTACCTGAATAAAATTTGTTTCTATCATCAATAATTAAATCGTTATAATTAGTTTCTAAAAACGGTTCATAAAAAGTTTGAGTGTGAGGGGAGAAAAACCCTACTGAATAATTTTCAGTTAAACCACTAATATTTTCAACATTAGGATAAAATGCAATTCCCCATCCTGTGACACCTGTTAATGTACCATTTAAAATGTTATTTATTTCATTTGTCATGTTAAATTCAATATCTTCATTACCAAATTCAAAATGTTGTGTTGCTACGATTGTTAATGCCGAATAATTTAATCCCGATAATGAACCAATTTTTGAGTTGGTATTATCATATATACCATTAACACTCCAACCACTTACCGTTGTTGTTTCGAACCAATTGGACGCTCTTTGCGAATATGACCTATCATTTAAGTTTGTTACTTGATAATCATAGTAATCATATCCAACACCACTGTCCCAATTTTGAGGAACACCTGAGTTTCCTAAAGTTTTTGGTATTCTAAATAGAACTAAGTCAAAAGATGTTGCTCTTCTTCTTCCTTGTGATGTTGTTGAATTTAAAAGATTTTCATCAAAATATGACGTATTTGTCATTCTTAAAGTGTGGGTAAAGTTTGTTCCACATCCTGAAGTGATAATTTTATCTGAAATTCTTGACTGTAAATCTGTTAAATCTAAGTCAAAAATATATCTACTAAACCCTATTGGCGCATTAAAATTATCAACACGACCGTAGAACAACTCAACAATAGGGTTTCTACCTGTGTTGGTGTAACTATTTTGTATTAGAGTATTACTTTTATCGAAATATGACCTGTAAATTGACATTAAACTATTTTATATATAAATAGTTAGTTAATCCGAATATTACTGTTTAAAACTTTTTGATATGCTTCTAACATTTTTTTGGTCAATTCGTCTATACTTGTACCATCATAAGAAACTCCAGATGGTGGTAATAACGGGTACGGATGTACGTGACTAACTAAAAACCCAACAATTGATTCCAAAAGTTCCAACAATTCTTCTCCTCTAACCATTGATGATGTTTTAGGTTCTATTTCATCAAAAACTTGTTCAGGACTAATCCCTCCAACAGAACCTGATAAAGTAATTTTACCTTGTGAATTTTCTGAATCATGTGAAAGTAAATATAACTGAGACGCCCCAATCAACCCAACAGTATTATCTATTTCTTCAGTATCAATTGGTGTAAAAACTTCTCTTGATGGTAAAAATGGTAATTCAGGACTAACCTTTCTGTCTAATACCAAACCATAACCAGGACTAATATCTGTTGTAGTTATTAATACTTTTGATAATAACTGATTCATATTTGTAAAATCGGTTATGTTATTTTGGTCGGGTAGTGATTTTATGATATTTCTAATTCTTTTTGAGGGTCTATAATAAAAAGGAAATTGTAGTTCGTTACTTGAATTATTATTTGAACCCACATTAGCGTTAGTTGGTATATTTGATATTAAAATACTTGGATTATCTTTTAGTGCAACAACTTGGTCTGAAACAAACTTTGCAAAATCATCAATACCCAATGGTGAATCAATTTTTATTATTCTTACTTTAGATAAAGTTGTTCCTGTTATTTCAGTGTCCCACTCAAATTGGTTTGTTTTTGTCGCCTTAGATTCTCTATCAGGTAGTTGATAGATTGTAACATCCCCTTGAAAAACTTGTGGAGCACTTTCAGGGTTATAAACATCATACTCTAAAAGATATTTTATTTGTTGTTCATTTCTTTGTAATCTAATATAAGACTTGGGTGTACCATATTTTAATTTACTTGTAAATTTTGATAATTGAACAAAGGCTCTATTATCATCATAATCTGGTATTTCACCTGTTTTAAATGGTTTGTGTTTTCCTGCTCTTAATAATAAATCATTATTTTTTATTATCATATCGGAAGTTCCTCTTCCATTAATTGATATATCTTCAGGTTCAGGAAATACTCCGGTATTATTATTATTCGGGTATGTTTTAGAGTACGGGTCTTTAATATTTGGTAAATTTACTCTTGAATTAGAATTACCCATATCTGTATGGGTTCTAAAAGACCTATAGTCTTCTTTAAAAATTGTTGTTGGTGATGAGTATGGTGCAAGAATATAAAATCTATTTTTACCTTTAGTTAGTTTATTATTAAAGTAAATAATCATAACTGCCTCATCTACTTTTGGAACTTGATTAACAAAATAAGGTAAAAAAGGTAAAAATATAAAAGGGTCTTTTTCACCCCAAGGACCATTCAAAGTACTTTTACTATTTTCGTCAAACCCTTGTTTTGCCCTTTCCATTGCTTGAATATTTTCTTGTATGGGCTTACATCGTATTCTTCCAAGCATTAATGGGTCTTGATTGTCAACACAGACACCAAAAAATATTATCTGACTATCCTCTAAAGGTTGGTTTTCAGGCATTATATATTATTTGTTCTTTTGTTTATTTCTTCTAAAATTTTGTTATAACTATCTTCAGTTGTGTCCAAATGATGAGTTAATTTGAGTATTAAATCCTTTGTTTTTTCAAAATCTTGATATAAGAACCCCAAAACCTCAATTAATTCTTTATTGGGTCTTTTTTTATACTCAGATAAAACTTCCAAAACTTTTTCGGGTGATATTTTAGTATGATTTTCCAAATCCTTTTGATGGTAATGTAATGCCGGCTGGGGTTATAGTCAATGGTGGAATAAAAACTTCCGTTTTTCCGTTTTCAGCTTGTTCTTGATTCATACCCTTGACCATTGACATCATGGACATATTCATAAGGTTAGGTCCACCATCGGGTGCGGCTCCTGTGGGTAATCCTTGTTTTTGAAGGTTTTCAATTACATTTGAAAATGCTCTTGTATCAGAAACCCCACCTAGTAGTGATGACCCTGCCAATATAAACTGAGGCAACCCTAAACTTAATTGTGAAAGACCTAAATTTAAAAGTTTCAATATTTCGTCTATAACACTTTTACAATTTCTAAAATCCACAACCGCCTGACCAACAACTAATAAAATATACACTATCGATGCATACATACGAATTTGTTTATTTTTTGCTTCCTTAACGACCTCCAATAAAATTGTTTCGACCAAAACTTTAATTTGTTTTTTTAGAATCTTAAACAATTCTTCAACAAAAATAGATGTAATTTTTTTCATAAAATTCAAAATAAACTTTTTGAAAGTTTTCATGAAGTTTGTTAAATCATCAAACAAGTCGTCTAATTTTTCTGATATTTCATTTTTTATCGCTTTAACCATTATTAAAAAACCTAACATAACTTTAGGTGATAATATTGTTTTTAAAATCATCCTTGGAAGACCTAAAATAATATTACTTTGAAGTGAAGCTAATAAGTTTAAATCTAAACCAAGACCAGGAATCAAAGATTTCCATTTCGGGTCATTTGCAATATCTTCTAATGATTTTTCAAATTTTTCTATTTTAGAATTGTTTGAATTTTCATTAATAATTTCATCTTGAGATTTCCTATCCGCTAAAACGTCTATTGGTAATTTAATTCCTTCACAACCTTCAAATTCAACGACCCCATCAATGGTATTATTAACTTCTTGCTCAATAACCAATAATTCTTGGTTTGTAACATCAAAAAAAGAATCATCTATTTCATCAACGTCACTAAGTTTTGATGTCCCCGCGACATCAATTTTTTTGTTCGGGTCTTCGCAAATTCCCATGATTCTTTTTAAAACAGTCATAAATTTGCTCTGCTCTTTTAATTCATCACTACTTAAACCGGCAGAAAAATCAAAAGAACCTGTAAGTAAATTTTTTAAGTTTACTGATAAATTATCAAAAGGCATAATGTCTATACTACTATAATAATCTTGTAAAAAATCAGTAACTGACGTTCTATTATTAGCTTGATTATTTAAGGTTACTTTGAAAAAATCACCAGTAACTTGTAAGTTGTTTGGACCTAAATAATTTTGTACGTATTGTATATCAAAAATTTGGGACTGTGATGCTCCTTGATATGTTTGACCATTACCTCCCGTATTATCTTGCAAAAAGGATTGTGATGGGTTTTGTAATCTTTTATAAAGTTGTTGATTCATTGCATATGGGAATGAACCATTATTTGTTGTATTTTTTTCGTATTGATATTTGAAATTTTCGTCATCAGGTGAATTTTTTAATATTTTAAATAAATCCACTTGATTAACTTTTATATAAATTGGTTGGTTAGCGACACTACCATATGATTGTTCTTCAGAACAACCAATTGTTGAAACTATTTCACTTACTAATGTTTCTTGTATTTTTGATTTTGTGTTTGTTGCCGCTTGTAAAAAAACGTTAGTTAAAAGTTTTAAAGATGACCCACCACCACTTGGTAGAGTTGCTTTGAATAACTCTAAAAGTTGTTCTAACTGACTTTTTATTTCATTTTTTATTTGATTTTTTTTGTCTTGACCACCTTTTTTTAAATCATTGATTGATTTTTGAACTTCGCTTTTTTTCTTATCAGTACTAGCCTTTGTTTTTTCTTTTTGTTGTTTTTTGTCGTCTTCCTTACTTTGTTTTACAGTTTGGTAAGCACTAATTTTACTTTTAGCTTGTGAATACCCTTGATTGATGTCTAAATTTGCCATTATTTTTCAAGTGTAAAATTATTGTCGTTATTTTGACTAATGTCTTTTTGAATTAAACTTTGAAGAACTGTTTCATCCATATCAGACAATGAAAAATTTTCTTCTTTAGAACTGTTAGATTTTTCCCAAATTGTAGATTGAAGTTTAGAAAGACTCAACTTTTTTTCAATAGTGTCGTTGATGATTTTTTGTTGTTCTTTTATAACAGGACCAATAACAGTCATATCTTCAGCATCTTTAAGAAGAGCTAACATTTTATTTTGAATCCTAATGGCCGTTGACCTTTGTTCAACTAATTCGTTGTATATCTCTTGCATTAAACCTAATACTGAATCTTTGTTTAACGCGATTTCTTTTTTTCTCTTTCTATCCATACTCAATAAATAGATAAATTTTAATTATTATTTATTCTTCTAATAGTATTCAAATAAAGAATTTTATATTTTTTTAGATATGTTCTTATTTCTTTTGTTGATAAATTTGTCATTTCTCGAAGTGAAAGTAAAACTATATTTTTATTAAACTTATTGTTGTCATTTCCAATAAAAATATTACCATAATTTTCAAATAACTCAATCAAGGCATTTCCAAGTTTAAATTCTCCATCTGCCATTGATGTAGTTTTAACGTGGTCTTTTAAGTCTTTTAAAAATATATCTATTATTTTTTCAGCATCAATTTTTTCAAACTCTAAATAATAAACCATGTCAGGTCTGTTCTCCAATGCTTGTGAAATATCTTCATAAGACACTTTTCTATTTGTTTCTTTTTGGTCTTTTTGTATTTGACCCATCAAATAGTTCTTACAAATCGTACCAAAATAAGAATATGCTTTTTTGTTTTTGGCTGGTTTAAATTTATCAACCTTTGTCATTAAAAAAGAATGTGTATCAGTATGTAAATCTCGATACTCCATATCTTTTCTATAAAGTTTGTAGCGTCTTATGATTGATTCAATCATCTTATCTAACGGTTCTTTAAGAAATTTATTATAAATCTCTTCTTTTTCTATTTGAGTTTCGGCGGTGATATAATCTTTCACCGCCTCTTCCTCTCTCACATCAAAATAATTTTTACTTTTTTTTTCTGTCTTTTTCTTTTCGTCTAAATGTTCAGGGTTTGACTCCTCTAAAAACATTATACATTTTGTGGTTCGTATTTTATGTTCCTATCAGTTGTAAAAAAATGTTCTTTTTTTGCTGATTCAATCCAAAAAGAAACCTCATCATCTGTAATCTTACTTTCCCCATTTTTATAATTCCAAAATATAGAACCTGGTCTTAAATTCATGTGTTTATAACCAATTCTTGGAATTGTCATAATTTTAACAGAATTGTAAGTTAATCTTAATAAGAACTCATATACAAAAGTTAATTTCATACTTGATTTAAGCCCGCCGTTTTCTTCATAAACTGACTTTTTAATAACAATTCCACTTGATTGAAAATTTTGATAATTTAAAAGTGTATCATTATTTAAGTAACCAATTTCTGAGTTCATACTTACTGCGAATGTGGCTTCATTAGTAAACCCAACAAAAACTCCTTTTTCGTCAGTATCAACAACAATAGGTAAAAATGCATCAACTTCAGAATATGATTTACTATATCTATCAAAATTTTTAAACCAAATTGTAGAATATTCATCATCAAATTCTAAAATAGAAATCCAAGTACTTTTGGCATGTTTTACACCAATATTTACTTGAGAACAAAAATCAAATTCATTTTGATTTTCTACCATAGTAACTGTTAGACCACTAAAGTCGTAATTATCTAATTTATTTTTTAATAACTCTTCACCTGAATGAACAATTACTAATTCATTAATAGGTTTGGTTTGTGTTTGAATCGATGTAATTGCTCTGTTGAATAAATCTTCGAACATGATATTATTTGCCGAATCAATTGGTAGAATTACCGATACATCTAATTTTTCTAAGTTTTCCATAATATTATTTTTCTTCAGTTATTTTTAATTTTTCTAATTGTTGACTAAACATTTCTTTTCTTACGTTGAAATAATCAACAAACAAAGATTCAATTTTATTATCAAATAATTCTTTATTTTGATATTTTTCACCTGTTTCAGACATTTTAGTATACAACTCTTCGTTGATGTTGTCTTCTAACCAATTTTGTGCAAAATTTGCTAAAACGTCTATAATTTCGTTAAAAGAATATGTCCAAATACCGTTATTTTCATTCATCCAATCAGGTTTTAAATTAGGAACCACACCAATTACTGGAGTGTTTGAAATCATACTTTCGATTGGGAATGTACCAAATCCAGACTCTCTATCAACCCAAACCGAAACAAAAGATTCTTTTAAAAACTTTGAAAAGTCTGTTTGACTAATGTTTTTCATGTCTCTAAAAGTAAACCAACGATACTGAGGATATTTCAAATAGAAACTTTTGATAATTTTTGCAGTGTCTCTTGGTTCTCTACAGTGAATAGAAACAATTGGCTTTGATGGTTTGTCTTTTTTACTGAATACTTCAGAGATAAGAGGTTCAACAACGTCAACACTTACATTTTTAAAAACTGATTTGATATATTCTTTTTGAAATTCAGAAGTACTAATACTTTTTAAAAATCCATAATTAGCCCATGAAATACCTGGAGGTAAAGTTTCTAACATGTAATCATATGCTTGACACAACACCAATTTACCACATGGATAATTTTTAAGTTGCTCCATAACGTGCGCGTACAATTCAGGAATAACAACAAAATCTTCAGGTGAAATAGGAAGATTCTGACCTTCAATTGCGATATGTTCAATTTCCATATATTCTTTACCTAACCAATCACCAACTCCTTGGTAATCATTTGTTTCGTGAATCATTTTTACGTTAAATCCTTTTTTCAACAAGGACATTGCCATTTGATAAATGTAAGAAACACCCGCCTTTGGGTTTCCTTTTGTGTCTTGAACTAAAAAATAAATTCTTGCGGTTTTATTTCCAAGTTTTTCAACTGACGTTTCAATTTTTTTAATTTTGTCTAATTCCATTTTATTATAACTTTTTTATTATGTTGTTTATTAGTAAAGTATTGAATGCGAATTTAAAAGGGATTGATAAATTTTTGGCACTATGTATACCTAAATTTTCATCAAGCTCTTCTCTTTCGGATAATATAACATCTACTAAATTTTTATATACTTCCCATTTTGAAACACTTATGTGTGGTTCAATTTGACCATCAACTTCAGTTGATTCTAAAGTGGGGTTGGCAATTGCAATTTTATTTTCTATCTCCTGTACGTCGATATAATATCTTTCACCTAAAAATTCTAACATATTCCTAATTTTTGTAAACATTCATCTAATTCTTTAAGTGAACTGATTTCGTGTTCAGATTTATTTGTTTTGTTATACTGAGTATTGAACTTTATAACAACTTTGTTTTCTGGATGGTCTTCAATTAAACTTGGATTTGCACTAACTAAAACATCAACCTCATCCCAAATTGAGTTTTTAGTGGTGTCTGAATAAAATTTAATTTTTTCAATTTGACAACCAAACTTTGATAAAAAAAATAATGTGGCCGGTTTAGATTTACCAATTTCATCAGATATAATTACAATATCATTTGTACTTCGATATTTTAAATAAATGTCATTTAAGGTATGAAATGTGTGCATCTCTGAAGATTCAGCATGACCAAATATTTGCATCGCAAATTCTTGATATAAAAACTCATAAAGTTCATCATCAGACTTAAACTTAAAATGGTTTAATAAATTAAGGCTGTCAATATTACCTAACACCTCGTATTCAAACTCTTCTTCCTGTATAATTGATTCAGTATTACCTGACTCATCCAAAATATAAGTTTTTTCTGTTGAGTTGTTTTCAATCAAAAACTTTTCATAAGTTTGTTGAATTTTACCCAAGGTATTTCTTAACACGCCATTAACTTCAATTCCTATTTTCTTCATCGTATCTTTCTAAAATTTTACCAATTAATGGGTTTCTTACGTTTTTTGCATTTCTAAAATCATAAATTCCAATATCGTTTACATTTTGAAATCTTTGAAGGGCGTCGTATAGTCCTGATTGTTTTTTATCCTTATATCTGTCAGTTTGCTCCAAGTCACCAGATATGAAAAATTTACTATTAAAACCGATTCTTGTCAATAGTAATTTAATTTGATTTGGAGTTGCGTTTTGAGCTTCCTCAAATATTAAAATAGAATTATCAATATTCATACCTCTCATATATGCTAAAGCAAAAACTTCAATTATTTCCGACTCTTTTAGTTTTTCTCTGGCATCCTTACCAATAATTTTATTTAATAAATAATAAGATGGAAAAATATAAGGGTCTAATTTCTCTTCTAAATTACCGGGTAAGGAACCCAATTTTTCTTCAGCCTCAACTGCAGGTCTTACAATAATTATTTTTTCATATGAGTTCGATGGGTCAATTAATAAATCGACAGCTGCTTTCATAGAAATGTAACTTTTACCAACACCCGCAGGTCCTGAACAGATTGTAATTTGATTACTTAATAAAATATCGTAGTAGTCTTTTTGGTTGTCAGATAAAAATTTACTTTTTTGTTTTCTTTTGATTGTTGCATTTATGAAATCTTTTTTTGAAAATGTTTGTGGAATTACAGGTTCTTCTGTTGTTATTTTTTTTCTTGTCATTTGATTATTTTCTTACAACATTATAGTATTTTTCAAAATATTCAATAGTTTCTTTTAATCCATCAAAAAGGTTTGTAAAATTAAAGTCAGGTAAATAACTTTTAATTTTGGAGTTGTCTGAAGGTTTTCTATATTGTCCGTCAGGTTTTGTTGTATCAAACTTAACTTCACCTTTAAAATTCATAATTTCAACTATTATACCCACAACTTCTTTTATTGAAATCTCGTCCGAGGTAGAAAGTATTATTGGTTCGTTTTCGTCATAGTTAAAAAGAACCCACTCGGTTAATTTAGCAACATCTCTACTAAAAATAAACTCTCTTAGTGGATTCCCACTACCCCAAATAGTTAGTGGTGTTTTATGTTCTCTTGCTAAATAACATTTATGAATTAGTGAAGGAATTACGTGACCATTTTTGATGTCATAATTATCGTTTGGGCCATAAATATTAGTAGGTATAACTGATTTATAATTTAAACCGTATTGTTCTTTATATGCACGTATTTGGACATCAACCATACGTTTTGCGTAAGCGTAAGCGTCATTTGAAAAATGAGGTGGACCCATGTGTATTTTTTTTTCAGTTAATGGGTATTCCGTACTATCAGGAAAAATACATGTTGACAAAAAAGATACTAAATTTTTAACACCACTAATTCTTGCCGATTCAATCACATTTGTATTTATCATAATATTTTCATAAAAAAATTCTCCCTTGTGATTTATATTACTACCCAATCCTCCCACTCTACCTGCGGTGTGAATTACACTTTCAAACCTTTTCAACATTAAACGATTCGCGTCATCCGTATTTTTGAGATTATATTCTTTGGACGTTGGCTTATAATATTTTTCACCAACAAACTCAGAACCCACTAAACCATTACCACCTGTAACTAATATCTTACTTATCATAATAATTTAACCAGTATTGAATCATTTCATCTAACATTGACTCGAATGTGTATTCAGGTTCCCAATTTATTTTTGACTTCATTTTGGATGAATCTCCTTTTAAATTATGTAATTCTTCCGGTCTAAAATTTTTCTCATCTACCACAACATAATCTTTGTAATTTAAATTAAGTTTTGAAAAAGTGTATTCGCACAAGTCTTTTACAGAATGTGATACTCCTGTGGCGCATACATAATCGTCTGGTGTTTCTGTTTGTAGCATTAACCACATAGCCCTTACATAATCTTTAGCATGCCCCCAATCTCTACTGGCTTGTAAATTACCTAAACTTAATTTATTTTGTAAACCAAGTTTAATTCTTACGGCACCCTTTACCACTTTATTAGTTACAAAATTAGTTCCTCGTCTTGGTGATTCGTGATTAAAAAGTATGCCGTTCCATATTTTCATGTTATATGAATTTCTATAATTTCTACATATATTATAAGAAAATACTTTTGCACAACCATAAGGTGAAACGGGGTTCATAGGGGTCGTTTCTCTTTGGAACCCGTCTTCGTCTACCATATTACCAAACATTTCAGAAGATGATGCTTGATAAATTTTTGAATGTGGTGACACCATTCTGACCGCTTCTAATAAATTTAAAGTCCCTAAACCAGTTGTGTTTGTTGTGTATATTGGTTGGTCAAAACTAACTCGAACATGTGATTGAGCGGCTAAGTTATAAATTTCGTCAGGTTGGACTTTTTGAATAATATTTACCAAAGAAGCCATATCTGTTAAATCACCGTACTCCAAATTTATAATTTTATTTTCCCTCAAGTGTTCAATTCTTGATGATTGTGTTTCTGGTACTGAATTTCTTTTTACCATCCCCCACACTTCATAACTTTTATCTAATAAAAATTCAGTCAAATATGAACCATCTTGACCATTTATACCTGTTATTAAAACTTTTTTTTTATACATTTTTAATTTTGATTTGATTATCAATCCAGTGTAAGGTTTTTTCTAAACCATCTTTAAGTGGTTTAGAAACCTTCCACCCAACGGTTTTTTCATAAAGACTGTTGTCGGATGTCCTACCTCTAACACCTATAGGACATTTGAATCCATATTTTTTAATAAATTCATCACCAAAAATATTT